TCAAGGAAGAACGAGAGCGGCAAGGTGCAGCAGCACACAACCGAATACTGGAACGGCGGCCAGAAGGCACCAGAGGACGCCTGGGGGCAAGTAAATTGAAGATTCGCGTTCTCCAGACATTCGACTGCTACGAGAAAGGCCAAGTCTTTGACGACTGGTCTGCCGGGTTCTGCGACATCCTTATTCGCCGAGGCTTGATTGAGGCGGTCGAGACGGCCGAGGCCGTGCCGCAGGCGTTTGAGCGGGCAGACATGACCACAAAGACGGTACAGAAGAAGAGGCGATAAATGGACACGATTATCTTCGGTACGCCGCAGAATCCAACGCCGACGATCACGCCGTACCGTAGCCTTGTCCGCGTCGTCCAGCCGGTTGTTGAGCCTGTCCCGCTCTCGCTGGCGAAGTCGCAGTGCCGGGTCGACGGCGACCACGACGATGCCTACCTCCTGTCGCTGATCGCATCGGCTCGCCAGTTCGTTGAGGACACGCTTGATATCACGCTCTGCACAAGCGTCTGGGAGGCCCGCTACGACTTGTTTCCCGTGTGGGCGATTGTCCTACCGAGAACGCCCATGCAGGCCAAGAACGTCACCGTGACCTACCGCAGCGGCGACGGCACATATGGGACGATGACGAGCGATGCCGGCGGCTTTCAGATAGACGCCAACGTCATACCTGGGCGAGTCTACCCGAATTGGGCCGCGTCGTGGCCGGCTACCCGCGGTGACGAGAACTCGGTAACCGTCCGGTACTCAGCCGGCTACGGCGACGACGGCTCAAGCGTGCCCCCCAGTCTCCGCCATCTGATGATGATTTTGGTGGCGCATTGGTACGAGTCGAGAGAGCCTGTCACCTACGGCCAAGGCGTGTCTGCAATGGATATCCCGTACACGGTCCAGACGCTTCTTGCATCAAACGACTGGGGAGTTTACCGATGAGTATTGAAGCCCGAGTTCACGCAGAGGTCGTTTATCACGACAAGGGCACGGCGACATTCACTGTCGGCGCTGTCACCGACCACATTTACGGAACGCCCGTTTACTCTGGGATTTTGACGGCCGTAGCGACGACCGCGATATCCACGATCCCCGTCGTCGGGAACGTGACGACGATTGGCCTGAAAAACACTGGTTCAACGCCCATCTTGGTTAACAGGGCGATCTCCGTCCTCCCGAGCAGGCTTGCTGTTCTGCCGGTGACCGCCACTATCAGCGTCAGCACCGCGTCTGGAGCCTCGAGCTACACGGCAGTGTGGATCGGTGACATTTGAACGCAGGCAAATTTCGTGAGCGAGTGACGATCCAGTCGCCCAGAGAGGTTCGCAGCCCCTCCGGCGAGACGGTGTTTGAGTGGGATGATCTTGCGACCGTGTACGCGAATGTCGCGGCATATTCAGGACGCGACGTTTTTCAGGCCATGCAGGTCAACATGATCATCAGCCACAAGGTGACGATTCGTTACCTTGAAGGAGTAACGCCGGAGTGCCGGATCGCCTGGAGAAATAGGATTCTTGAAGTCGCCGCGATCATGGAGCGGCCGAGTGCGTTTGGCAAGTTCGACAGGTCGCACCTTGAGATAATGACGAGGGAGAAGCAATGAGCATTACTCAGAGCAACCCGACTCCCAGGATGGTCGGCGGCGTCTCGTCGAAGCAGTCGGCGAATGCCTTTGTTCGCGTCTCGATGGAAGGGCTCGAGGAGCTTTTCGAGCGGATGCGAAAGATGGGGGTGTCGATCTCCTCGAAGCAGAAAGCCGACGCCGTCAAGAAGGCGTCTAGGCCGATTCTGGAAGGCTACAAGGAGCTAGCCAGGATGCACGAGGCGACGGGCAACCTCGCCAAGAGCACGAAGACGATCACCCGAGACTACCGAAACGGTGACGTTGCGGTCGCCGTTACCGGACCAGAGCAGACGGGGTCTGCTGGTGCGACATCCAAGCGTGCCAGTGGGAATCACAGTTGGTTGGTCGAGTTCGGTTCTGCGGCGCGTAAGCCTGGGAGCCAGAACCGACGTGCCTACATCAATATCCATCAGCGCATCAACGGGAAGATGCACCGCCACTCCTCTGGGAATGACGAGCAGTTCAGCCGCATGGGCCGCGGCTACTACTTTCTCATGGGCAGCATCAACGAGCCGACTCGGCAGAGCGGCGGTCGGGCCGGATATTCACGGGACTTCATGCTCGGCAAGACAGGCCAGAGCGGCCCCCAGCACCCCATCACGCTCGGGCCGAACGACACGATCGCCCCCATGCCGGGGCTGCATCTTATGGAGAAAACCATCGCCAGCAAGGGGTCGCAGGTGAAGGCGGTCCTTGAGTCCGAGCTTATATCCCTGATCAATCAGGCGTCACGCTAATGCTTATCCTACCGGAACGGCACATTTACCTATGGCTTGTCACCCGCCCCGAAGTGGCGAGGCTGGTGGGCTTCAACATCTACCCGATCGCGGTGCCGAAAACGGGCGCACAGATGCCGTTTATCGTCTACCGCCGCAGCTCGCTCAATCGAGACACGCAAATTGCTGGGCTTGATATCAAGCCGATTGTGTCTATGCAGGTGTCGATCTGGGGTCAGACATATGACTCCGTCAGGGAGCTTGCCTACGAGGTCTGGAACGCCTTGGATGGACACACCGGCACTCTGGCGAATGCTACAATACAAGAGTTGCGTCTCATGTCTGAAGTGGACGACTTTCTTGATCCAGTGCAGACGAGTTCGCAGTTACCCCCGGCTTACGAAGTTCGACAACTTTATCAGCTTAGGTGGGGTTAACCCTACTAAGTAAGACAGCGCAAGGAGGCGCAACAAAATGGCAGGAATCGCAGCACAGGGCGTCACGTTCACCTTCGCCGGTGCGACGCTCACGATTACGAGCTTCAATGTTCAGGATCAGATCGACAACGCCGACGGCACGCACATGGGCATCGCCGCAGGCGGCCGCCGCGAGTACGTCCCGACGTTCGTGCAGCGGGAAATCTCCTGCGACTATATCTCCACCACCATCGTCACGGCCCAGACCGGCTCCATCAGCATCACCGGCCCCGTGTCGTTCACTGGTGGCGCTACGCTCACCCAGTCGACCGTCGGCGGGCAGGTCGGTGACCTTGTCAAGGGTTCGGCGACTTGGCGGGTCGCCTAAGTCCTTGGAGGTGACCCGACATGGCAGGGCTCACCGCTCATGGCGCGACGTTTTCATTTCTGACGTTCAGCGGCAAGCTGCTCGGCATCTCTGTGGAGATGCCGACAGCCGAGATCGCGAACATGACCGCCGCAACGGACGGTCTTGGGTACATCTTTATGGTGCCGACCGGAGAGTGGTCCGGCGGCACCATAACGGTGGATTTTCTCACGACCAACGTGGACCCGCAGACGCTCGTCCGCAAGGTCGGGACGCTCAGGTTCACCTCCGCCGGCTACAGCGTGGCAAGGCGAGTGGTATGCGAGTCGGCGTCCGTCTCGGCGCAGACAGGCGAGCTTGTCCGCGGCTCTCTCAAGTTTCTGATGACTGACTATTTAGGAACGTAATACGCGAAGGATCGCGGTTTTTTCACAAGGACACAACAGAATGGCATCTAACCTTCGCAATCGAATCCTGGCGGCGAACGACATCAAGGTCGACAAGATCGTTATCCCTGAGTGGGGCGGCGACTACTACATCCGCATCATCAGCGGTGCTGACCGCGATGCGTTCGAGGACTCCTACGCCGACCAGAAGATGAAGTCTTTCCGCGTTCGCTTTCTCGTCCTGGCACTGTGCGACGAGGCCGGCGAGCGAATCTTCGCCGACTCCGACGTTGCCGAACTGAGCCAGAAGTCCGCGATTGTCATCAATCGCGTCTTCGAGGCGGCATGGAAGGCGAATGCTTTCACTCAGGAGGCAGTGGATGCCCTGGGGGAAGACTCTCCCGCCGGCCAGAGCGACGATTCGTCTTCAAGCTAGCGCTTTGCCTTGGCAAGACCGTTCGGGAATTGCTCAACAACATCGACTCCGAGGAAATCTCCGAATGGCAAGCATATGACGCAAGATGGCCGCTCCCAGATGCGTGGCAGATAGCTGCCCGCATCTGTCGAGTGACCATGTGCGCCTCGGGCAATTACAAGCGAGTTCCAGACGAATCGGCGTTCATTCCGGTGGTGACGAAGGCGGAGCAGAGCCAGAATCAGATTATCGCCGAGATGATGAAGCTGACACAGAAGCCCGTAATGGATCAAGGATGAGTTCATGGGTTATCTCGGCAAAATCTCGGCCCTTGTCACGGCGAACACAGGCGACTTTAGTCGTAACCTGAACGCCGCTGCGTCCGATGTCCGCAAATTCGCGGCATCGGTGCAGAGCAATATCACGCGGGCCTCGAACGACGCCGAGCGGTCGTTCAAGGCGATCTACACGCCGCTTCAGACGCTTGAGCGGTCGCTGAAGGCCGCGTCGTCGATGAAGCTCTCATTCAAGGGCTTCGACGGGGCGATTCGTGATGTCAACGTGCTCAAGGAGCGGCTGACGAGCATCAAAGGCACTCAGATCGACCTCATTCTGAAGGCCAGCGGCCTCCAGACGATCTCCGAGTTCCGCAACGCCATCAAGGACATCAGCAACGAGTCGTTCAACTTCGCCATCAAGTTCGGCGGGATCGACAAGCTGAAGCTGATCCGCGAGGAGCTGCGAGGCGTCAGCAGCACGTCGATCAACGCCGTCCTGTCGGCCGGCGGGCTCGAGCGGCTGAAGGAGTTGAAGGAGACGGTCTCCGGCCTCAAGGGAGACCAGCTTAACCTCGCACTGCGGGTCGGCGGTACGGAGACGCTGACGAAGGTCGAGCAGCAGGCCGCCGGCCTGACACAGAAGGACATGAAGCTGCTGCTCAAGGTGGGCGGGGCTGAAAACCTTGACCGCATCATCGAGGAGTTGTCTGGCGTTAACAGCAGATCGATTGATGCGCTTATCAACGTCAAGGGAATGGCAGGACTTGATGCCGTTCTTGAGACGTTCAGAAAGTTGCCGCCGCAGAAAATCCAGGCCGTCTTCAGCGCACTCGGCGCTCGCGACCTAGCGGAAGCGACGGCCAGGATGCGGCAGCTTGTCTCAGTTTCTGAGCAGATCAGCAAACCTCTCGCTGCCGCGACAAGCAGGATGGCGGGACTAACCGCAGAGGTGCAGGCTGGTTTCCTTCCGGCCCTTAACGCCGCGCAGAACGCTTCGGAGTCGCTGACTGCACAGATTAAAGCAGGCGCGACCATCGGGGAGCAGCAATTCGCCCGCTACGAGAAGCGAGTACGGGCGACAGTCGAAGCCGTGGAACGCCTCGCTGAAGCGTCCGCCCTGGCTGGCGCAGTCCCCAGCGGCGCAGAGTTGGCGTTTGTGCGACCCGGCGCGAGGGATGACCTCGCGGCTGCCCGCGTTTCCCGCAGAAATTCGGCCGAGCTTACTGCGGCCGCAATCGGCCGCGGCGGGGTGCGTGGAGACGTTCAGATGCTCTCGCAGGCGGCGAGGTACGTCGTCCAGCTTGAGGCGAGCTTGTCTAACGCTGAATTGCTCAAGATCGATACAACGCAAGCCCAGAAGAACCTTGACAACGCGAGGGAGACTCTTCGGCGAATTACGGAGGTCGTGGAAGGAAAGATATCGCTTAACGTCAAGGCTGACGAGGCAAGGCAGGAGCTTGCGAGGTTTAAGGCAGAGGTTCGGTCAATAGCCGACACGCTTGGTCCGCCTACCGGAATGGAGAAGCTCAAGACGGCAGCGGAATCAGCAAACCAAGCCGTCCAGAGGCTGAACGCAGGGCTTGAGAAAACAAAACTTGCGGCCGACATCGAGTCGCTGAAAACAGACATCATCGCGGCCGGCAATATGCCAGCCGGCGTAATGCGGGAAAAGGCTTTTGCGACGACTGCGACAAGAGCCACTTTGATTGAGCAGCAAGCAAGCGCGGCCGATCTGCCAATGGTCTCTCGAGGTGACCTAGTCGGTTCCGCGCTCGCCCTGAAGGGCGCTCGCGTCGACAGACTTCGCGCAATCGACACAGCATGGGATCAGTCTGTTCGCGGCCTTGTTGGCGGCGTCGATGAAGTCGATCAGAGATTCATGTCGCTTACAGACAGGATATCGAAGCTAGACCTTGCAGACAGAATTGACCTTGATCCAGCTATCGCCGAATTCAGGATGGCTGCCGCAGCCGGCGAGACATACTCTCGTCAGCTTGAGCTTGTGGCGGCCCTTGAGGCGAGGGTTGGTCGCAGTGAGGCAATTGGGACTGTCGGCAGGCAGGTTGAGTCTCTGCCTGCCGGTGCAGTTCAAGAAGACTTGCGGTTACGGGTCGCTGCACTGCGGTCAGCGGCATCTAGCCCTTTTGATTTGACGGCTCCAACTGATTCGGCAGATTCAGTTGCTCGCAGCACAGCAGCAGCACAGTCGCTCGGACTTCCGCTTGAAGCACCGCAGCGTCAGATAGACGGGATGATCAGCCGCACGACAGCCCTCAAGTCGCAGCTTGACCAGTTGCCCGCCTCAGTTAGGTCGCAGTTTATACCGGCACTCCAGGCCGCCGAACGCGAGCTTGTCCGAATGGCGGGCGGTGCTGACACAACCGGAGACCAGATTGAGCAGGCCGCAGCGAGCCTCCGCAACCTTGAGAACACCGCCCGCCGGCTCTCTGCCATCGACGCATTCGGCAGGAACTTCGGGAACATGAACGAGTTCCTGAGCGGCG